AATATTAATCAGAACGAGGCATTTGCAGTATTAAGAAAGACTGCTGATCGGCAACATGCCATTAGTGGAGTAACGAGTGAATATGTCTTTACAACTTCTATTGATCCAAGTGATGGGCAAATTATACTTTCAATGAATAATACTTTAACATCAACTATTCCTTCTGGTAGATATTATTATGATATTGTGATTGTTGATATTAATGATGGTTATAGAAGTCGTGTTATTCAAGGAATGGCAATGGTTACTCCTGGTGTAACTCTCTCAACCTAAATATTTAAAAAGTTTCTCATCTACTATGGCAGACTATAAAGTCAAGATGAATTCTTATAATGTTAGATTAAATTCAGATCAATCAAATTCTTCTTCGGATGATGCTGGTTATAAATCTAAAATGAATTCATATAATGTAAAGTTAAACACTGCTTCTCCTCATACGGCATCTCAGCAGGTTGGTTCTCATAGCTTGCTTTCTAATATGTCTGATGTGGAAGTTCCTGATGTTGATTCTTTAAGTCCAGATAGTGAAAATGTTCTGTCATTTGATCCAGAAACTAACAGATATAAAGTAATTCCAATAGAAACCATAATTTCAGAATCTATTGAAGATGAAGTTGTGGAGATTGTTCAAAATAATATGAATATCGACATAATTGATGCAGGAGAGTTTTAATTGCTCTAAGTTAAATTGACTAAATACCATTGAATATTATTTGAGGAACATATGACTGCACCGATTATTCTAATCAAGAGGGGTGCTTCTGATCGTCTTCCCGGACTTAGAGGGGGAGAACCTGGTTTCACAACTGATAAGTATGATTTTTATGTTGGATTAAATTCTACAACACAAGATAATCAATTTATTGGATCTGGAAGATACTGGGCACAGGAAGATGGTACAGAATCTCTTTCTCTTAAACTAGTTGATAAAGATGGCTTAAACAGTATCAACATTAAGAGTCCAGACACCTTAACTGGAATCACTACATATACTTTCCCCGCTTCTCCACAAGAAAACAAAGTTTTATCTACTGATGTAGATGGTAACTTATTCTGGGCAGATGGTGGGGGAAGTGGTGAACAAATTGTTTTGGGGAATCCCTCTGATGGTAGCTATAGCGAAGGTGCTATTGGGATTAGTAGTGAAACAAAAATTGTTGATAGCATTGATAGTTTGAATGAACTTGCTCTCAACATGTTAAAAGGAACCGCAGTTTCTGCTCTTGATTTTACCTCAGATAAAACAACTGGTGGGTCGCCTCTCACAGTAACTTTAACTCCAACTGTTGTTGGAAGTGCTGATTCTTACCAGGTTGACTGGGGCGATGGCACAGTCGATTCTAATCTGACCCATACATATGTGGATCCTACTGGTGGTCAGTTTGATGTTTCTATAGTTGCTACAAATACAAGTGCTGCTGTAAATTCTGCTGGAAGCACCTCAGAAGCAACTAAAGAAGATTATATTACTCTATTCACTCCAGATCCAGTAGTAGATTTTGGTGCATTCTCTGTTGCCTCTGGTGGATCTGCATTAGATAATTCAGAATTGTTTGTGATTGAAGGTCAATCAATTTACATTGAGAATACAACAACAAATACCTCAAATGCAGATGTATCTTATACAGTAACTTGGGGAGATGGTAATACTGATTCTATTGCTGATGACGATGCAGCAGGTGGTGTAAACGGATCTAGGATTGAGCACACCTGGGCAGATGGTAGCAATACTGGTACAGGTATGGATACCTTGGAATTGGAATTGACTTCTCATAGCACTTCTGATCCAGATATCCTCCCCGTAACAATTCAAGTACCAGTTAAAGTTTATGATGATGCCCCATCTACTCCAGATGGATTGGATTCAAAAACTTTAACAGAAATTCCAAGTGTGGGTGAATCTCCAAAACTTGCTTCTGAGTTCTCTGATAATACAACTGGAACCACTTTATCTGCTGGAGATGTTGTTAATCGTGTAAGTGGTGGCAATATTGAATCAACTGCAATCGATTCATTCTCATTTACTGGTGACGGTGGAACACTTACTGCAAGTATTAACGGAACTGCCGATGGATCTGTTAACTTCACGACTGCAGGGGATGAGAGTGGAACTTATTCTAGTTTGATCGTTACGGAAGAGAGTGACTATCAATTGTTGGATTCTACAGGATCTCCGACAACATTTGAATCTAGCATTTATTATCCCGGTCTTTACAAAGGGTTCAAAGCAAAAATCTTTAAACCAGCATCAGATATTCTGGAAGGTGTAAATGATTTCCAACTTCAACATAGTACAGATGGTAGCACAAATGTTGTTGAATTTGTTAAAGATGACTTAACTTCTAAACCATCTAGTGGTGTTGCCTCTGCATCTATTGCAGAATCTACATCCAACTTGCGTTATGTATCTGGCATCCCCCATTATGATTCTGGTTCTGAACTGACTTTATCTGGAGTAAAGATTAGTAATCTGGTTGGACAGTGCTATACGGATAGAGGTGATATCGTAGAAGTTCAGAGTGATGATGGTATTGTTGATAATTTAGAATATACTTATGCTGAAATTGATGGTGCAACATCAATGTTGAGTGGTGGAATTCCAAAGGCAGATACTGGAGTTGGTGGACCATATTCGTTAGGAACATTAACAGTTCCTGTTACTTCTAGTGATGTGAGGAGTGAAGGAACCCTTAAAGTTCGTGCAAAAAATGTTAATGGGGTTGGAAACTTTAGTAATAATGTTTCTAAGGTTCTTAATGTGCATACTGCAGAACAATCTGGTATTAGTGAGATTGCAATTCCTGTAGCAGATTCTCTTGGTGATGGAACTTATACTGATGATGGTATTCGGATATTTGACTTTAGCTTAGAATCTACAGATACTCCTTCATACTCTGCAGTGAACTTCTATACTAACGATGTATATTCTGAATCTTCTGACCCAGGGGTAGAAGGAACTTCAGAATCATCTATTCGTTTTGGTCAAATCACTCATGATGTAAATGATTACAGTGATTACCTTCCTGTTGGACCTGATAGAAGTTTAGATACTGGAACTCAATATTTCACATTTGCTTTCCGTAGAAAGTCAGTTGCAAATTTTGATATTAACATAACAAGTGGTGGAATTAGCGGTCTTTGGATTGCTGCTCCTGGAACTAGTATAGATAGTACAAGTGGTTTAAATGGATGGTTAAGTGCAAGTGATAAGTACGAAGGTATTGGTATTCCTGGTAGTGGAACAGGTGGTAATGGCAGCGACGGTTGCGCTATTATGGACTCTGATATGATTGCGACAGATACTTCCTTAAGTGGTGGTTATACGATGACTTTGGGTGGAGAAAATACAAGTAACTCTACGGATAATGTTATTCTTGTTCGTATTGCATTGGAAGCAGGACAATCTATTTCATCACTTAGCATCACGGAGGATTGAAGATAATGTCTATTTTACAAGAACAAAAGGTTGATTACCTTTGGAAAAAAGTTGGTTTTGGTGTTGTAAAGTCTGATGTAAATTCCAAAAAGTTTGCATTCAACGAATCAATTGCAAGTCCTCTTTTGATGAGAGGTGACAAAATCTGGGCAGAATCTGATTTGATTCCTGCTACAATTCCTACATCAACTCCCACTGATGGGGTGATAACTGTTTACTCCGGTGTTGATGCAGTTGAATGTGTCAATGATGCTACAGCATCTCCAAATCGTACTTGGAAGACGGATATTACTGATTGGATTCCAACTCAGATGGGTTCTACTTATCTGGTTAAGGTTTATGTACATGATGAAAATGATGCTGCTAATGCAGTTTCAAATGGAATTAAACTCACTGGTGCTGGATCTGGTAATGACGATGAGTGGTTCTTTGATTACCAAGCAGGTGTTCTTCATTTTATTGGAGAAAATCTTCCAAATGGTATTGATTTTACCAATAAGAGTGTTTATATTACTGGTGCTGTTTATAGTGGAAGATTTGGTGCTGGTAGTGCAATTACTTTAGATTCCAATAGTTCTATTGAAACTAGTGGTATTATTACTGCAACATCTTTCAGTGGAGATGGATCAGAAATTACTAATTTAGATGCATCAAGTTTAACTGGACCTCTTCCAGCTATTAGTGGTGCTCTTCTTACTAGTATTAGTGCAAGTGCATTGAGTGGTCCTCTTCCATCAGTTGATGGATCAGCATTAACGGGAATTGTTACTTCCTTAACTGCTGGAAATAATATTCAGATTCTAGAATCCCCCTCTGGAAACTTTATTATTTCATCTACAGATGCAGATACGACAACAATTCAAGATGCTACAGATCTTTCTGGCACTCTGTCCACAAATGATTTCTTGATTTTTGACGGGTCGGATTTTGTTCCCCAACAACTCGAACCTATTGCTTTTACTGGAGATTATGCTGATCTGACAGGTACTCCAACACTATCAAGTGTTGCAACTTCTGGTGATTACACTGATTTGGCTGGAACTCCAGTATTATCATCTGTTGCGACTTCTGGTGATTATAGTGATTTGATCGGAAGTCCCTCTTTATCTACTGCTGCCACCTCAGGCGATTATAATGATCTTCTGAATTTGCCAACTTTATTTGATGATACAGCAGCAGTAAGTTTCACTGATACTACAGATAATACTCTGGGTAATGTCAATACTGGTGCTGTTCAAATTGATGGTGGACTTGGTGTTGAGAAAAATACCACGATCGGTGGTGGTTTAAGAGTTCAGGGGCAATCCTACTTTGTTGGTGTTGCAACTTTCTTTGGAGGTATTGTGAACCTCCAGGGCGATGTTAATCTCGGAGACGACTCTTCAGATAATATTCATGTCGGTGGTGACTTTATTTCGGGATTGAAGCCAGATACTTCTGATAGCTTTGATCTTGGTATGAATTCTCAGAAGTGGAGAAATCTTTTCCTTTCTGGTTATCTTACTACAGATGAAATTCGTCATCCAAATGGAACACCTGCAGCAACTATTGTTGATAATGGTAATGTTGTAATTGAAGAAAGTCTTACTGTTAATGGGGATTTATTAGTCACTGGTACAAGTACACAAGTCAATACATCTCAACTTGAGGTTGAAGATAGAACTATTGAACTTGGTATTGTTGATGGAAGTGTTCCTACTTCAACAACAACTTGGGATCTTGGTGTTCTGTTTAACTATCATGACGGAACTATTGCTAAGAAATCTGCAGTTGCTTGGGAACAATCTAGAGAAAGATTTGTTTTTGCTCAGGATGCTGATGATGGCGGTGGTATTGGTGTTAATAATCCACAATTGACTATTAATGACTATGCTTCTGTTGAGGTTGGATCTTTATGGATTGGTGGATGTACAGGTCAATCAGAGGAAGTTATAAGTTGTGATGGTGGACAAATTATTATGAATAGTGTTATAATAGATGGAGGCTTTTTCTAAAATCATGAACGAATCGGAATATAATTCAATTGTTGCTGCATATCAGCAGAAAGCATTCGAGCTTTTTAATCAAAATGTTGTTTATCAAGCTCAAATTGCTTCCTTGCAGAAACAGGTTTCAGACCTAGTGGCACAGCTTCAAAATACTTCGTCACAAGAGAATCAAGAACATCAAGAACACCAAGAACACCATCATGGATGATCAAACTTGGTACACCAGATTTGTTTGTATTGAATCACAATTAGAATTGGCACAAGTAAAGATAAGAGAACTAGAAAAATTAGTTGATGAATTACAGACAAAACTTGCCAATTTAGAATAGATGCTCTAAAATGAGGTATATTTAGAATGAATAAATAAATGAAATCCAATATATATTGGAATTTGAATTCTAAGAGTATATACTCGTACATGGGGTCTTTTGAATGACAAATCCGGTTATTAAGTTTAAGCGTTCTGCTGTGCCTGGAAAGCGCCCAACGCAGAACCAGCTCCCTACTGGTGAGCTTGCCTTAAATACATTTGACGGTCAACTATTCACTCAAGTAAATACTGGTGATGTTGGTGTCGGGTCAACTGTAATATCCCTCACTCCATGGAAGGAGATGTTTGGGGAAGGTGCCATCTTCTATCAGCATAATGTTGGAATTGGGTCTAACAATCCAACAGAAAAGCTAACTGTTGACGGTGATGCAAGAATCACTGAAGACCTAACTGTTGGTGGCAGTTTGTATGGTAACGGATCAAATCTTACTGGTCTTGTTAAAAACATTATCAGTGGTAATGGAATTTCTATTACCGATGATAATAGTGGTTCTTACACTATTAGTTTTGTTGGAGATGCTACACAAGGAACATCTTCAATATATACTGAATATAGTGGCACAGCAGAAATTCGTGCTGATACTGAGATCCGTGGTGATCTGGAAGTAAAAGATAATGCCGAAATTGACGGCAACTTCCAAGTCGATGGACTTGCAGATTTCCACGGAGACGTGGATATGTTTTCTGATGTTCACATTTACGGTAAACTAAAAGTAAATGGTGAACTTGATATATGTAATACCATAAATGCAGACCACTTTGTTGGAGATGGTTCTGGAATTACTGGTATTGTTACTTCTATTAATGCTGGCACTGGCATCTCCGTGAGTGAAAACGGAGGCATTGTTACTATTAGTGTAGTAGGGATAGGAACCGGTGGAGGTACATTAACTGAAGTAGATACTCTTGACAGTGTTACTGATAGGGGAAATAGTACAGATAATACTATAAATCTTGGCGGGTTAAATGTATTTGGTACTAGCAACTTTGATGGTAATACATATTTTCAGGGTCCTGTATATGCTGGACAAACTGGACAGGGATCCTTTGGGGAAAATAATCAGGTATTAGTTTCTACTGGAAATGGTGTTGCCTGGAAAACCATATCTGGTCTTACTAATGATCTTCCAGGATCAGATATTAATGATGCAAACTTCTTTAGAGAAATTAAAAAGTTTTCTGCATCTGCAGGGCAAAGATATATTTTTACACAGTATCAACCAGAGTATCTGGATATCTATGTGAATGGAGTAAAGATTTGGGATACTGAATATATTGCAAATGATGGTACATCTATTCTTTTTACTGAGAGTTTATTTGAAGATGATAAGATAGAAGTTCATTCTTATCATCCAATTTCAAATTGGGTACAAAGTATAGAAAATACTGATCTTACTATTTTACGGGATACCTACACATTTGTTGCAACTTCTGGATTATCATTGTATAATGTACATCACAGGGTTGGATTTATTGACACCTTTGCTAATGGTGTAAGGTTGAATGGAACTGAATATAATTCAATCAATGGGGAGACTATTACATTCAATGAACCCATGTTTGGTGGTGAAGTCATAGATATTCATGTTTATAATAGATTTTCTTCTCTTATATCAAGTTCATCGAAGATGATTGATAATCCTCCTGTGACTTCTAGTGATGTCGGGATACCCGGTCAGACCTCTTATGATTCCGATTATTTGTATGTATGTACATCTCAAAATAGTTGGAAAAGAGTATCTTTAGAAAGTTGGTAA